CGTACTGCTGGACTCTGGACTCCAGCGCCGGGTGGAGCTCCACCATCCTGCTCGCCGCCCGGAAGCACAGCCCGGCCTGGCGCTCGTCGGTGGCGACCACGACGACCTGGGCGCCCTCGACGCCGGCCAGCAGCTCGTAGAGGGCCAGCACGGCGGTCAGCGACGTCTTGCCCTGGCCACGGGGCAGCATCCACCCAGCCAGCCGCGGCCGCGGCCGCTGATCCCAGGTGGCGGCGATCAGCTCCCGCTGCCAGGACCGAAGGCGCAGGGGCTTGCGGACACCATGGCCGCGCGGCACCCGTATGTAGTCGAGGGCGAACCGTGCAACCGCCAACTCACGCCGTCGAGCGCCGCGCAGCGGCAACGGAGAGCCGTCAACGGCGGCCTTCGGGCCAGCCTTCATGGGCCTATCCTGACGCCATGAGCGAGATGAACCCGGCAACCGCCGGGACCCGCATCGCCATTGAGTTCGTGACGTTGTGGATGGAGCAGGACCGCCTCTGCGCCGCCGAACACATCGCGCGGATTCTGAACGACCCGGACACCCCGGGCGCCCCCCTCATCGTCGCCGGCCAGTGCAACCTGGCCATGCTGCTCGTGTTCATGCTGGCCAGGGAACGCGGTGCAATAACGGCTGACCAACTGCGGACAAGAGCCGGCGAGATCCTCCAGGAACTGTCCCAGGATCTCCCCGAGTAGCGGCGTCCTCACGCAGCTACCGGACCCGGATCGTCGCCGTCGCGGTATGTAATCGGCCGTTCGGCTGGCGCGGGGGCGTGGCAGTGGCGCTCATGGGAAACCGCGCTGGTCAGCGACCTGCGCGAGCAGCCGGCGGGCGACATTCGCCGACCGAGCCGAGTTGCATGGGCGGCAGCGGACCACCAGCGGGCCGCTCTCGGCCCCGCCGAGGCGGACCTCGTGGATGTGGTCGGCGGTCAGGTCGGCCGAGGGGTGGGCGCCACGGCCCAGCTCAGTGACGCCGGGGCACCAGTCGCCGTAGCGGGCGCGGTGGTCGGCCACCGCCTCGCGGCGTCGTCTGGTCTCGTCGGCCCGCTTGCGGTCTGGTCGGCGTGCGGCCTTGGCGCGCTCGCGGCCGGCTTTGCACCGCGGGCAGCGCGACGCGCCACGCACCAGCACACCGCAGCCGAGGCAGGCGCGGGGCAGACTCATCGGGGCTTGCGACGCTTGCGCTCGCGTAGCCGCTGCTGGCACCGCTGGCAGCGGTCGCCGGGTCCGACGAAGCGGCTCTTGCAGCTGACGCAACTGCCCTGCGCGGTAGCCCGGGTGGCCCAGAAGGCTCGGCTAGCCATGGCGTAGCCGGGCCAGGTCGAGCAGCGGTGTAGGGCCCGGGGCCGAGCGGATGCCGGCCACGGCTGCACCGGCGTAGGCGGGGACTCTCACGACGGCGACGTGGTCAAGGGCGGCCCGGGTGCGGGTGACGCGGCGGCGGTCGGCCGACCAGCGCGACCCGCCCGCCACCTCGACGAAGCCGACGCTGAGCCCGAGCGGGACGCCGTCGGCGGCCAGCGCTAGCACTTCGTCGCCGAGCGCCGTCTTGCTCACGTGCCATGCGCCGTGCAGGGCGTCGGTCTCGTCGCGCAGCTCGACAGTCACGCCGATGGGTAGCTCCTGGTTGTCGCGGGGATGGCGGGCGGTCAGCGGCACCCGGGCCGGGTCGGCGTCGGCGTACGCGCCGCGCTCGAAGACCTCGACGACCAGCCGGCCGCGATCGAGCACGCGGGCCTCGACGCCCCAAGGAAGCAGGGCGCCGACCAGGGTGCGGCCGTCGCCGCCGTCGCGGACGTGCAGGGCGCTGGTGAAGTCCCGTAGCAGTACGGTCATGCGATGGCCCCCTGGGGTGGTTCCTGGTCGTCGATGCCGGGGATGGGCGGGCGGTCCTCCAGCTCGCGGACTTCTGAGCGCAGCAGCCAGCCGGCGCGGATGCCGGACTCGTGGGCTTAGTAGCGGTCCTTGAGCGTCGCCCGGACGAACCCGCCCGCGTTGAACTTGGCCACCTGCGTGCTCGGCAGCAGCCGGCTCACGGCCCGCTCGATGCGCAGCAGCCACGGGCGCACGGTGAAGGTGAGCAGGTCCGTGCTCCGCATCTCGGGCGAGCTGTAGGCCATGTGCCCGGCGGTCTCGCCGCCGACCATCTCGGGTGGGACGCCGTAGAACCGGCACACGGTCGAGACACTGAAGCGCTGGGTCTCGATGAACTGCGCCTCGTCGGGGGCGATGGTGATGGGCTGGAACTTGGCGCCGTCGCCGAGCACGGCGATGCGGCGGCGGCCCTTGTGCCGGGCTTCCCAGCGGGCTTGCAGCGTCTCGGCCTGCTGGGGGCTGATGCGCTGGTCGGAGACGAGCGCACCCTGCGGCGTGGCGCCGTCGCCGAAGAACCGGGCCCCGTACTTCTCGGCGCCGAGCCCGAGCCCGATGGCCTCGCGCGCATAGGCGATGGGTGACAGCCCGAGCATGGACCCGGGGAACGGGTACGCCTTGACGTGGAACAGGTCGGCCCGGTTGTACTCGACGCCGCCGATGCGGATGGTCTGGGTGCCGTCGCCGTTGGTCACCACGGCCACCCGGTCGGGATGTACGAGATCCACTTGGCTGGCCAGCAGCCCGGCGCCGGCCCGGGCGGTGATGACACCCCAAGCGTTGCCGCGCAGCAGCAGCGACGCCATGACGGCCCACAGCCAGTCGGCCAGCTCGGGGAAGTCGGCCGATGGGCGGGCCAGCAGCGGCGGGGTGGCGATGGGGTCGCGGTCGGTGCCGCGGTACACGTGCAGCGGCAGGGTGCTGACCGAGTCGGCCAGCAGCCGGACGCAGCCCCAGACCGTCGACAGCCGTAGGGCGTGTCGACGGTGATCGGCTCGCCGGCGGCGGTCGGTTGGCCCTCGTCGGCGAGTAGCTGCTCTAGGGTCAGGGCGTCACGGTTGGCGACCCGGGACCATACCCAGCGGTCCCACCAGCTCACGGACTACCCTCTGACGCCAGTGTCGACCACGAACGCGGCCGGCTGGGCGACCTGGATATCGGCGCGCAGGTAGGCGACGAACGAGTAGCTGAGCGTGTCGGCTAGGAACCGCTCGCCCAGGAACCGCAGGGTGAAGTCGGTGCGGATTCCGACCATCAGCTGATCCCACTGGGCGGTGAAGACGTAGCTCGTGTCCGTGCTCGTGCCGGTGGTGATGGTGATGGGCACCGACCGTGTGGTGAGCATCGGCAGCAGCCCGGACGGCGGCGCCAGATAGGCGTTGGTCGTCGCTTCCTTCAGCTTGGACAGCGACGTCGACGACCGGGGCGCCTGGATGTGGGCATTCGGTTCGAACCCGGCGGCCCGGACGGCGCCGATGGCGTCGAGCCAGAAGTCGTAGTTGGCGATGGCGGCGCCGTTGGCGCCGTGGCTGGTCGACGTGATGCCGGACTGGTTGAGCACGCCGCGGGGTTCGGGGGCGGTGCCGGTGCCGAGCAGCGCCACCCGGTCCAGCTCGACGGCCATCTGGCCGGCGAAGCTGCGGGCGATGACGTCCTCGCTGGATGGGTCGGCGTCTTCGAACAGCTCGACGCTCAGGTCGACCCGGCGGACCAGGGTCCGCGCCTGGAATGTGACCCTGTCGAAGGTCAGGTCGGCGGCGGTGATGTTCGCGCCTTCCGTCTTCCAGGCGGGGGTGCCTTCACCGGTCAGACGGGCCAGGGCCAGGGTTTGGGACGTCATGGGGACGGTGATGGCGCCGGCCCGGAACACGACCGTGCGGGCGCGCATCAGGTCGATAACCCTGGCCGAGAGCGGCGCCGGGACCAGGGCGCCACCAGCGCCGATGGTCGCCTCGGCGAGCGCCCGCTCGTGCTCGGCGCCGTCCCAATTCCCGGTCGCCTGTCCCCGCAGATACCGCTGCAGGCTCAGCGGCTCGTCGGTGTAGCCGTCGAACTCGCCGCGGGCCTGGCACCAGTCATAGACGTTCTGCTCGCGGGTGAGGACGGGCTCGCGCGGGGTGGCCGGCCCGGCCCGGCGGGTCGATGCGGCGCGCAGCTCGGCCACCTCGCGGTCGCGCTCGGCCTCGATACGGTCGTCGACCTCGCGCTGGGCGACGACCGCCGCCTGGTAGGCGGTCAGCTCGTCGGGCGTCAGGTCGCGCTGCTCGGCAGCGGCGCGTTCGAGGACCTGGTCGGCCGCGGTCCTGGCCGCGACCCGCTGCTCGCGCAGCTCGTCGAGTAGGGCCACTGCGGCATCCTTTCCCACGTACCCAGTAGAGTTTGTGGGCAAGAGTACTACGCAGGGCGGTGCATCACCGAGCGGGCTAGTTCGGGCTCGGTACGTTGCCCGACCCGTGGGCCGCCGAGCGCAGCCAGTCGCGCTCGGCGTGGATATGCACGTGGTCGTTGACGACCAGGTAGACGTCGCGCTGGTCGCCGGTGATGTGGGATTTGCCGAGGGCGGCGAAGTGGTCGAGCGCCGCGGCGGCATCCTGCTCGGTGGCGCCGGGGAACTGGCGGCACAGGTTGTCGATGGCCAGCCGGAACAGCAGCGCCCGCTCACGATCGGTCAGCAGCGATGGGCTGCCCGACGCCGCGGTGACGTACTTGCTCGGGGCGGTGAACGCAGGGTGCGCCGATGGTCGGTGGCCTTCCTCGGTCACGTCATGTACCTCCGGGCGAGGTCGGTGAGCAGCTCGGGCGCCGGCGTGCCGGTGGCCCGCTCCAGCCGGATGAGCAGCAGGCCGGCCAGGTTGATGAGGCCGACCACCAAGTCCGGCTCCGGGAGGCCGTCGGCGACATAGTTGGCCGTGACGGCGCCGACCGAGCCGAGGTCGTCGCCGGAGTTGGCCCAGGCGGTCAGGATGGCGATGGCCGGGCCCAGCTGCTCAGGGTCGGGTCGTCGAGGTTGGCTCATCCGGGTGACCTCTCCTCTCAGTGATGGTGTCCCAATATCCCATCGCCTGCTCACAAGCCTGGAATGGGATGGGACCGGCGCCGGTCGTCGTCCTCTTCCTCGTCGGTGACAGCGGTGACAGCGGTGACAGCAGGGACATTGGGGACAGCGGTGACGAAGTAGTGGCCGTTGCCGTCGGTGTCGAGCTGGCCGGCGTCGACCATGCGGCGGACGGTCTGCTTCACCAGGTCGTAGTCGAGCTTGGCCTTGTCGGCGAGCTGGCGGGGGCGGATGCCGGGCGCCTGGCGGACGGCGGCCAGGATGGCCGCGCGGGTGTCAGCCAGGAGGTGCTCGTCGGCCGGGCCCTCCAGGAGCTGCCAGGTGCCGAGGGCCGGGGAGAACTCGAGGGCGTGGGTTGCCTCCTCGACGTCACGGCCGGTGATCTGCAGCGCGCCGTCGGCCTTGCCGCGGGCCCGGCGCAGGACGGCCACCGCGTCGGCGGCGGCGGCCAAGCCGTTGGTGCCGGAGATGGTCTCCAGGAAGTCCTCGGCGTCGGCCTTGCGGACGTGGACGACCAGGACCATGGCGACCCCGTAGGCGTCAGCAACGGTCTTCATCTGGGCCACGGCGCCGTAGTCGGCTTCGTACAGGCTCGCCCCCGCGGGGCGGGGGCCGCGCATCCTGGTGAACACGTCGACCACGACCAGGCGGGCGTCGGGGTGGGCCTTCAGCCACAGCCCGATGCGCTTGGCGCCGCCCTCGGCCAGGGGCGGGCAGGTGGTGGCCAGGGTCATCGCCGCCGGCGCCGGGTCGCCGGCCAGCATCCTCACCAGCCGGTCCTTGAGTCGCCGTGGGGTGTCCTCCAGCGCGAGGTACAGCACCTGCCCCGCGCGCACGTCCCAGCGGCCGAGGGCCTTGCCGCCGCTGGCCACCGACAGGCCGAGGCCGAGGGTCAGCCAGGACTTGCCGACCTTGGGCGGGCCGGCGAGCAGGATGCAGCCCTCGGGGACGACGTTCGGGACGGCCCAGCGTGGCTCGGGGAAGTCGGTGGCGACGAGCTCGGCGGCCGTCCAGGAGACCCGCGGCGGGTCCTTCAGCGGGGTGTCACCCCTGTCACCGCTGTCACCGGCTGCGCGTTCCTGCTGGTCCGGGGCATGGTCGAGCGGTGACGGGGGGGTGTCACCGCTGTCACCGTCGGGGTCCAGGGCCCAGCTCTCGCGGGCCCGGCGCACGGCCTCGTCGGCCATGGCGAACGGCTCGCTCACGCCCGCACCGCCTGGCCCTCGACCAGCTCGCAGTAGCGGCCCTCTGGCCAGCCCCAGGTCTGGTAGTAGACCGCCAAGGGCATGAGCCGGTCGGCCGCTCGGCAGATCCGTCGATGCCGCTCCATGGCCTCAACCCGGCGTCGGGCGTCGAGCCGGTGGGCTACCATGGCCTCGGTGCCCGGCGGTACCAGTGGCGGCCCCTTCGTGGCGGGGGGGCCGCTTCGCTCATCACCGGGCACGGCTGAGCTGCTCCTGCTCGGCCTCCCACTGCTCCACTGCCGTGAGCCGGTACTTGAGTTTGCCGCCCATCTTGGTCGCCGGCGGGCCGTAGCCGCGGAGGTTCCACTGCCAGAGGGTCGCCTGCGCGACCCGGAGCCGGTTGGCCAGCTCGGCCGCGGTCAACCAGACCGTCTCACCATCTACGCGCGCTCTTGCCATTCCGGAGGATCCTCCTGCTGGGGTCTACCTTGGCTAAGCAGGCTGTGACGATAGCCGAGGCCTCCCGAGGCCGTCAACCTGCCTAGCGGGGGTAGACGTCCCTCCGGCCTTCTGCTACCTTCCGCTTCATGACACCCAGGGCAAGACGAACAACGCTCAGTGCGGCGAACAGTGGCTGGGTTCGCGTCACCATCGACGACGACCGGCCCTTTGACGTGCGGGTGCGGCTTAATGAGCGGGGCCGGCTGGAGATCGTCGAACTGTGGCTGGCGCCGGGCGGACCGATCGACTCGACAACGCTGCGGCAGGTCCAACTCGTTCACGTCGAAGGTCTTGTGAACGCACCGGACCTCCGCGAGTACATCATCGCCCGGTTAGACGAACCGGAGGGCGCAGGATTCGACCGCACCGATCAGATCGTTGAAGGCGGTGCATTGGTAGCGCATGCTGGTGCGGCGGGGGGGTCGGGTGCGGCGTTACCGCCCCAGGTCGTGCGTGGCGGGAGCGCCCACGGAACCCAGCGCATTGCGGGGACTGCGGCTGGTCGACGCGGCCGGTTCTTTGAGATCCCGCCAGCCGATGAGGGCCAACGGATCGAGGTCGAGCTGACCGATAGGGTGACAGTTAGCGATTCGCTCACGGTCACCAGGAAAGGACGGCCACGCGCCAAGCTGCGCGTCCCCTCCACCAATCCCAAGCCACCGAAGTTCTACAAAGAGGTGGCGCGAGCGTACCTCGAGCTAGCGGCGGAGTCTCACCGGCCGGTGGTTGAGCTGGCCGAGGCGAACGCGGTGCCGTGGAGCACTGCCCAGCGCTGGGTGAAAGAGGCCCGTCGGCGGGGGTTCCTGCCGCCCGGGCAGAAGGGGCGGCGAGGGTGAGCCACGTCGAGAAGCGGACCCGGGCCAGCCGGGTGACCTACCGGGCGCGGTGGCGGGAGGCCAGCGGCCGAGAGCGCGTGCGGACCTTCAACCGCATGACCGACGCCCGGCGGTTCCTGGCCGAGGTCGAGGACTCCAAGTACCGGGGTGCCTACGTCGACCCGAGCGCGGGCCGCCTCGACGTCGGCGCGCAGGCCGAGCGGTGGTTCGCCTCGACGGCGGCGCTCAAGCCGACCACCAGGCGCGACTACCGGAGCCTGCTCGACTGCCACGTCCTCCCACGATTCCGGGACTGGCCGCTCGCCGGCGTCGACACCCTCGCCGTACGCGAGTGGGTCGCCGCCCTGGTCGACGGCGGGCTCGGCCCCAAGCGGGCCGGGAAGGCGCTGCAGGTGCTCTCCCTCGTGCTTTCCAGCGCCGTCGAGGGCGGCAAGCTGGCCCGCAACGCATCCGCCGGGGTGAAGCCGCCAAAGGTGCAACGCCGGGAGATGCTGTTCCTGGACGCGGCGCAGGTCGAGGTGCTCGCGAGCGCCATTGACCCGCGCTATCGCGTCCTGGTGCTGTTCTCCGCATACGCGGGGCTACGGCCCTGCGAAGTTGTGGCGCTCAAGGTCGGGCGGCTCGACCTGCTGCGGGGCACGGTCAGGGTCGCGGAGGCTGCGCCCGAGGTCGCCGGCCGGCTCCGCTGGGGTTCGGTGAAGACCCACGAGGCGCGCACGGTCAGACTGCCTCGGTTCCTGCGAGAGGAACTTGCCGCGCACCTGGCCGGGCGGGCGGTCGGCCCCGAGGACCTCGTGTTCACTGCGGCCCGAGGCGGGCCGCTGCGCGACTCGAAGTGGGTGCCGGGCTACTTCAAGCCGGCTGTCCGTGCGGCCGGACTGCCCGCCGGCCTGCGCTGGTACGACCTGCGGCACACCTGCGCGAGCCTGCTGATCCGCGAGGGTGCCAGCGTCAAGGCCGTCCAGCGCCAGCTCGGCCACGCGACTGCCAGCATCACCCTGGACACCTACGGGCACCTGTACGGCGACGAGGTGGAAGCGCTCGCCGAGCGGCTGGAGCGGCTTCGCACTGCGTCAGTTGCGACCCCAGCGCGACCCACCGACGCCCCGGCCGTCGTTCCACTCACCAAAGGCGCAGGTAGATGACTCGGCCACCGGGTGCCGGAGGAGGGGCTCGAACCCTCATGCCCTTGCGGGGCCCAACGCTTTTAAGGCGCGGCTGTCT